TTTGCGGGAGCCTCTGGCTCCCGCCCTCTCTTTCCGGCCCGAGGCCGCAAAGCGCCCCGCCCTGCTGGCTTGCGGCGTGTTGTCCGGGATTTCGGCGACACTTTGGCGGCTGGACTATTGAATGCTTAACCTGCGGCGGCTATACCGCCGTCGCCGATACTGATCCCTGATAGCTCAGTTGGTAGAGCAAACGACTTTTAATCGGTTGGTCGCAGGTTCGACCCCTGCTGGGGGCATAAAATAATCATGTCCCCCTCGCTACGCTTGCGGGACCTTGGTGACGGTAGGGTGCCTGATAGATTTGGTAAAAGGTCGTGACTTATAATCGCGCTCATGTGGGTTCGACTCCCACCCCTACTATTAAAGGAGGTTGTATATGGTAATCATAATTCTAAATGACGGTGAAACATGGTCAACTATTGATGGTTGTAGTATCTGTACTATCACAGAAGAAGAATTCAAGAAACTTTGCAATGATGAAATCACTGCTGGAGATCTAAATCCAATCTCGGAAATGGGACTAAGTTATTATGGACCTAGAGGATGATGCACATATGAGCGACAATAATTCTGATGTCGTAAACCTACCTGTTATTCTAAATGAGGAGGTGCTTGACGCTATTGCTAATAGAGTAGCTAAGAAAATCAAGTTCGATAACAATACAAATCTTGAAGATTATGTAATCGGTCGTATTGAGTATTACTTTACGGATCATTTTGATATCAATGATTATGTTGGTAACATTGATTTCTATCATGTTAAGCGTAATATCACTGAAGAAGTAATTGACACTATTAAGGAGAGACTGTAATGAATGAGCGTGTAATGAAGAAGTGGACAAAGGCTTTGCGTTTTGGTAAGTACAAGCAGGGCAAGCATCGTCTTTGTGGTATTGATCGCAAGGGTAATAAGTCTTACTGCTGTCTCGGTGTTCTCTGTGATCTCTACAATAACGAGATGAAGCGTAATAAGAAGAAGACTTTGGAGCTAGAGACTATTCCTGGATCTGAAGCAGAGACTACTATGCTTAATCCAGGTGCCAAGCATCCTGATTTTGTTGTCAAGTACAACAGCCAGGAAGGTACTCTACCCGATCCAGTTCTAAAGTGGGCTGGATTCAGTTCATATAATGCTGAAGGAGAGTTCACTGATCGTGCTACTGACATGGATCATTTCATTGATGAACTCCCAGCACCACTGATTGATCTTAATGATGGTCGTACTGACGGCTCTCTAAAGCCCAAGTCTTTCGCTAAGATTGCTGATATCATCGAAGAGTATCACGAATATCTGTAATAATCGGAAGAGCAGCCATGTAGGAAATGGCGGATACGACAAGTTTCGCGCCTGTGGTAAAACCAGGACATTGGGTGTAAATCCCAACTCTTTGTTTCTTATCCTCATAGCTCAACTGGATAGAGCAACAGCCTTCTAAGCTGTAGGTTGCTGGTTCAAGTCCAGCTGGGGATGTACTTTAAAACCCCTTATAGGAGAACTAATATGGACTGGACATTTCTATCACTCGTAGCACTTGGTATCTTTATAGTTGCAAACAGCGTAATGGATTATCTTACAAACAAAGAAATCAACAAACTGAAATTAAAGGTATGTGATCTAACAAATCAACTGGATTCACTTGATCGTAGGTGCATTCATGATCTTCGGCTTACAGATGAAAAGCATAACTTTATCAAGAACAAGGTACTTGGTGTTGAAGACAACCTAAAGTACATGTATCTTGATAAGAAGGATATCTACGCAATGTGGGATATCCACAATGCAAGGGTAAATGGATACTTTGAAGACATGATGCGGGAGTCTTCAAACATCAATCGTCTTCTTCCTTTGCTTCCTCTTGCTGAGAAGTTTGAAATCAAGCGAAAGCTAAAGCACAATAAGGCTTATGCTGACGATCTTAAGTTTGATCTTAAGGAGGTTGAGCGTGAACTCAAGGAGCTTGCTTGACATCCTCGAAAATGCAGTTGACTGTGACCCATCAAGTGCGTATCACTCTGGGTACACAGCAAAAGAAATTCATCGTAAGTGTATTGCCCATATTAAACTTCTGGATCAGACCATCCAAGCTTTGCTAGCGGAGCGCGATAGCCGTGCTTATAGCTTAGGTTGGGGAAAGGACAAAGATGAATAATGACTGACAATAACGAAGACAATGATATCGCATCGTTGCAAGCTTCAATTGACTCAATGAGTGCTGAGATTACTATGTTAATTAATCAAAGAGATGATGCTAGACAACTGGTATGTCAACTAACATCAGAACTGGATGCACTCAATAAGATATATATTCTTCCTGAACAAGTAGCTGAAGAATACGGCTGGGATTGTTACAAAACAGAAGCTGATAACAACAATGATCATTTCAGGACTCACCACAAGTGAGTCTCATGGCTTCGTGGCGGAATCGGCATACGCAGCGGACTTAAAATCCGTAGCCCCATAAAGGCGTGGGGGTTCAAGTCCCCCCGAAGCTATTCCAGAGTGGTGTAATGGTAGCACCGGAGATTTTGGTCCTCCTTGTCTTGGTTCAAATCCAGGCTCTGGAGTTGGGTTCCTTAGCTCAGTTGGTAGAGCAACCGACTTTTAATCGGTTGGTCGTGGGTTCGACCCCCACAGGAACCACTGTCAATTTTTATATAGGAGTAATATGGAAACTGAATCAAAGGTAGTATCGCGTAAACGCTGCCCAAAGTGTGCAGCACAGGGTAATGACACATCAGGCAATAATCTTGCAGTCTACGATGATGGACACAGCTATTGCTTTGCTTGTGAATTTTATGTAAAAGGAAACAAGATGGAAACACCAATCGTAGAAGAGACACCGACATATGCAACAGAGAAGTTCAGAACAGGTGAGATCCAGGCTCTACCACACCGACGAATTAACGAAAAGACTGCTAGACAGTATGGATACCAGACAACAACTACTGGAGCAGAGGTTGAGAATTTCTTCCGTGCGGATGGTACACTACAGGCTCAGCACATCCGGTATGACGGAAAGAAGTTCGCATGGATCGGAGACACATCGAACCTCCAGTTCTTTGGCCAGTCGCTGTTTCCTAGTGGTGGCAAGAGGATTCTCATTACTGAGGGAGCCATTGATTGCCTTACAATGGCACAACTCTTTGATAACAAGTATCCCGTTGTCTCCATTCCCAACGGCGTTAACTCAGCTGTAAAGTGCGTCAAGGAAAACTACGAGTATGTTGCTTCCTTTGAAACAATCGTGCTTTGCTTCGATATGGACGATCCCGGACAGAAGGCTGCCCGTGATGTGGCAGAGGTTCTGCCTCCTGGCAAAGTCAAGATCATGTCCCTGCCACGCAAGGACCCGAATGAAATGCTCGTTAATGCCGAGTCTGCTCAGCTCCTTCAGGCTTACTGGAACGCACGAACATACTCTCCTGATTCTATCCTACATGTCTCACAGGTCGTATGTGAGAATGAGAACCATACCACGGTATACGAGTATCCATGGGATTCACTGACTACATTCATGATTGGTCAGGATTCAGGTAGACTGAATCTGTGGACTTCTGCAACTGGTCACGGCAAGTCAACCATCATCCGAGAACTGGTCGTGGATCACCTCAATCATGGCCGTGCCGTTGGTGCCGTGTTCCTTGAGGAATCTCCAGAGCAGACTGTTGATGATCTTATCTCCCTCAAGGTTGGCAAGCCAATCAGAAAGATCATGTCACAGCGTCAGCTCAATGAACTAAGGAAGGCAAGCAACAAGTCAATCGTAGACATGGTAGAGGATAACCTTACAGATGAAGAATACAAGCAAGCAAAGGACGAGATTTCAAGCAAGCCTCTGTACCTTTACGATCACATTGGCAACGCTAACATTTCTAATATCATCAATCGCCTTGAGTATATGGCTGTTGGTCTTGATTGCAAGGTCATCTTCCTTGACCATATTACTCTGCTTGGCAATATGCTCCTATCTAGTGGTTCTGATTTCGGAAACGATGAAAGACTAGTTCTTGACTCGGTTATGAAGAAGCTCAGGGAGCTAGTAGAGCGTACCGGAGTTACCCTCCATGTCATTGCCCATATCAAGAAGACAGATAAGAATGTAGATGAAGGTGATCGAATCAACCTAAACGATCTTCGTGGTTCTGGCTCTCTTGCTCAGATTGCGGACAATGTCTTTGCACTTGAACGCAATGCCCAGCATCCTGATCCCGCAACCGCAAACACAACCAATGTACGGGTCCTCAAGAACCGCAAGGGTGGTCGTAGAGGCATTGCTACCGCTCTGTTCTACAACGACCAGACTTCCAAGCTTATTGATGTACCATTCGTAGTAACCCCTGAAGGAGAGGTGCTTTATCGGTATGAAGAAGTTGGCGTTTGACATCGAAGCAAACGGTCTTAATGAAGTAGTTGCTGGCAAGAAGGACACCTATATTCCAGAAGCAACAAAGATCTGGTGCATGTCCATTGTCGATATTGAAACAGGTGACAAGTACCTGTTTGAACAGGACAACCTGAAGGAAGGAATTGAAATGCTTAGGCAAGCCGATATCATCATCGGCCACAACATCTATGCATTCGACATTCCGCTCATTGAAAGGTTGTTTGGTCCGCTGGACAAGAAGCCATGGGATCAGGTTATCGACACACTGATCATATCCAGACTAATGTACGGAGACAATCCACCTACTCGGGACCAATCCCATTCCCTGATGGCATGGGGCGAGCATCTTGGTGAAGCCAAGATTGATTATCAAGGTGGATGGAACGAGTACACAAAGGATATGGGCAAGTACTGTATCCAGGATTCCGTTGTAACTGCCAAGATCTGGGACTACTTTAGTCAGCAGAACTACCTTGTTATGTACAACCGTGCAATAAGGATGGAACATGTCGTTGCAGACATGATCAAGCGTCAGGTCGAGGCTGGTTTCAGCTTTGATCTCGACAGAGCTGAAGCACTTGAAATGGAGCTATTGATTGAAAAGTCACAAATCGAAGACAAGATGCGTCAGATCTTCCCAGACAAGGTCATTGTTAGACATTCTGAGAAGACAGGAAAGCGACTCAAGGACAAGGTCGAGGTCTTCAATCCCGGATCTAGGCAGCAAATTGCAGAAAGACTGCATGAAAAGTATGGATGGGAATCTCCAACCACTGAAAAGGGAAACCCCAAGGTGGACCATGAAGTTCTATCTAAGCTAGAGTATCCAGAAGCCAAGACTCTATGTGGTTACTTCGATCTAATCAAGCTGATGGGTCAGGTATCCGATTGGGTTGGCAGGGCTAAGCAAAGCAGAGATGGGCGTATCCATGCCTACATCAATACCCTTGG